ACGAGTTGCCATATTTTACACCACTTTCATATAAATAAAAGAAAGAAGCGGACAAACTAGTGTCGCTTCTTATATTTCAATTTTTCGTATAGGAGTATACAGCACATCAGTCATACCATATTCAGCATCAAATATAAAAGACTTACATTGTCTTTTAGAATTATATCCCTGATCACTACTCCATTTACTTCTTGCGCTAATTGTAGGTAATCTTTGAATCCTAATATTATTTTCTTCTTTAAGTATTTGTTCAGTATGCATATGCTGCAAAAATACTTCAATGGTGTCAACATTACCCCATAACTGTCTCGCTTCATCAGCAATAATCATAGGAAGTTTCTGAGCATTTCCATCATGCGCAAAACACAGTAAGGTTCTTCCATATCTAAAATATTTTCTAGCAATAGGTTGATAATCTACTTGAACCATAACTTCGTTCCTAAACCAAGCATCAATATACTTTGCAAGCTTAAATCCAGTTACTTCATCATGATTACCCATCGTATAAATAACATTTACCTTACATGTGTTTTTTAGAATATCAATTGCTTTAATAGTCATTGCGCATAATCTTTCGTAAGCATCATAATAATGCAAATCACTGACCTGTGCTGTCCCCTTCGTTGTTGATCCTGCAAGATTATCACCATTCAACATATCTCCACCAATTACAAAAACTATTTGATCAAGATCGTAATGCTTTACTCTCGTAAGAATATCCTCTATTACACCAAAAAATAATCTTTCTGCAATATCGCAATTATACTCATTTCCAGTTGTAAACATTGATGCCTGAAGATTTAAATGAAGATCTGCAATATCAATTAACAGCATTTTATCTCCATTTTTGTACGTATAATTATCCTTTAGTACAGGTAAAGAATAATGACGATCCAAACGATCAAAGAATTCTTCAATTCGTTTTATCTCCAATCCATTCTCTCGTATCGGTCTTACCGTAATAAAACTAGCATACAACGTTACAGCACCAGCAGAACTGCTAATTGCTTGTCTGATATTATTCTTTGCACTAACAAGTTCCCACTTCTCAGGGTCGTAACCATGAGCTTTTAAAACAAAATCAGGATCTTTTGATTCAGTCTCATTCATTTGAATTAATCTTCGACTCGAACACGTACCATCTTTATTGAATGTTATTTCAGAATTCGAATCAATCAACTGCTTCTTCTGTACGTCATTTTGAATATTCTTGTTGCAATAGTATTCTGCAACAAACGCCCCACCGAAAATACCAGCACTAGATTTCCTTAATGTCTCATATGACATTTCAAGACCATATCTTTCGCAAATTTCATTCCAGTCTAAATCACTAACGCCATTCTTCTTATCAATAATCAGCTTCAAACATTCTTCATATTGATCCTCAGAAAGACCAGCTTTCATAATTTCTTCATTAACATTCATATTTCAATTTACCTTTCGCTAAAACTTGGAGCTTCGGATAAGAATCGAACTTACAACCTATTGATTACAAATCAATTGCTCTGCCAATTGAGCTACCGAAGCAATTTGCTCTTACAAAATCAAGCTGAGATTTTCACCTCACCCATTAAACATCAGAGCATGTTTACACAAATGGCGCTTTCTGTAGGTTTCGAACCTACAACCTATCGGTTAACAGCCGATGGCTCTGCCATTGAGCTAAGAAAGCGTTTCTGGCATCGCATATGGGATTCGAACCCATAATCCTCACCGTGAAAGGGTGATGACTTTACCGTTTGTCCAATGCGACATAAATGGTGTTCGGGGAGGGACTTGAACCCTCATACTTTCGTACTAGAACCTTAATCTAGCGTGTCTGCCAATTCCACCACTCGAACATATTCTGCTTAAAAAATAGAACAAAGCCACAGCCTTGTTCTTACAAACTCCGCAGATTTGTTTTCTTGATATATTAATTAAGCATATTGCCATTTGTAACCATATGCTTGTTTCCTATTATCTAACCCTCGTACAGTTCTGCCTATGACATATGATAATTTTTTCAAATCTTCAATCTTTGTCTTATGATTATCTATTAACCATTGACCAGCTTCAACCTGACTATCAAATTCTTCTATAGTTTCATTTGTATTAACATCAATCATTTTTACTTTATGCCCTAATTTGTGTTTATTTACAACACAACTCGATACAGTGTCGATATTCATTTTATTTAATTTATTGCTTATCGTTTTTGAATTACACCCAAGTATTTTTGAAACTTCATTTTGGTTTAATACTTCTTTATATAAGTCTACTATTTCATTATCATTTAGAAGTTGTTTACCCTTTCCACCATATGTAGCATTATATCCATCACTTAAAAAAGTATCATAGTATTTAACCCAGTATTTTTCTCTTTCAAACAAACTTTCTTTATCGCATATTTCAAGAACACTAACTGTAAAATTATGTTCTCCATAAGTATTGATTGCCTCGTATAAAGGTCTATGCCCAAATCTTTTAGAATCCTTAAAGTGCTCTCGAAGTCTAGTGTAAATTGAACGAGTTGTCGCTCCAATATATTTTTCTTTTGTGATTTTATTTTCAATGAGGTAAACATAACCTTGCATTAAAACCACTCCTTTTGTATATAAAAATAAAATGGTAGAACACAAAATCTTGTGTTCTACCATTGGTGGAGATAAAGAATTTCGAAATCTCAACCTCCTGCTTGCAAGGCAGGCGCTCTCCCTTTGAGCTATATCCCCATAGCAGGATACGTTTTCACGTATCCAGAAACTTTTTCTGCACTAGCAGATAAGCTAATTCACATTTCGTACAGCCTTTCGACGATAAGACGTATCTGTACAGGATTGAAGTGAGAACCTACTCAGGCCAAGGAGCTGCTTTAGGCTTGGCGATATGTACGGGATTTGAACCCGTGACCTCCAGCGTGACAGGCTGGCATTCTAACCAACTGAACTAACATACCAGATTGACGAACAGAATCAAGTGTATACCCTTATATGATTCTCCAAGAATTTTTATACTGCCCCTGTATCGTCATTGGCAGTTGGTCTGAGAGGTGAGACTCGAACTCACGACCCCTAGATCCCAAATCTAGTGCGCTACCAAGCTGCGCTACACCCAGATATGTATTTTACACCTTCCAAATATATGGTTGCGAGAGGCCGGATTCGAACCAGCGATCTCCAGCTTATGGGGCTGGCGAGATAGTCCACTTCTCTACTCCGCAATGTACTGCGGACTTGCCGCAGTTTCCGTGGTGAAGATAGGTTTTGAGCCTATATCTCCGTTTTTCTTTGTATATTCGGTCATTTTTCTTAAACTACTATCACCATGATTAGGGCGTACCGATAAAGCAGCACACCCTAACAGAAAGGTGTAAAAATATGAATGTAAGAACCGCTTTCGCGGTTGATTATATAAACAGCTTTCACTGAATATATACAAATGAATTAAACATTTACTGCCGCATTAATCTTGTCACAAAAACTTCTTGTGATATTAACCTTCGGCTTGATCTTGCTTGCAACTTTAATCTCTTTGCCAGTAAGATTGTTGACTTTCGTCTTCTCAGGCACATACGTACCTTCAAGTGAAATACCCTCAAACAGCTTAATAATAACATCATGATCTGTTGTAACTGTCAGCAAAAGCTCAGTAATAGCATCTTCAAGTGCATCGTATACACTTCTGGTAGTATTCAGATCACGCTTAGACATCTTCGCAATCTTACGAATCATCTTTTCTCTAGTATAAACAGTATTAGTATCACGCATTTCCATAAATATAACCTCCGTTCAAAACTCGAAGAACTTCAAATCGTTTTCACAAAACTAGGCAGGAAATCTTCTTTCCCTTAAGCTAATATTTCATGAATACCGATTCTACCTAGATTTAAGGTAATATATCAAAATTCGCAATTTTAAAAAACAACCTTAAATCTAGGTAATTTATTCACTTTGTCTGTACTGTCCACGTTTTTTGCTTCTGGCTTCTTTCTCTTTTTCTGCCTTATATTTTTTTCGATATTCAGAATAACATTCTTCACATCTTATAGCTTTTGTAGCTTTTACATTGACACTGATCCATTCGCCACAATCAACACATTGAACATCTCTTGTCTGCGATTTAAAATGCTTTTTTAGATTGTCAAGTATAACGTCACCATAGCAAGCCCACAGAATTGTCTTATGTTTATTGTTTCTAATACCATAAAGATATTTAACTAATATATCCGTAATCTCTTGATCCGTGTACCCATAACTACTAAAGCATTCTTTCGATTCATCAATGACACGCTTATATACGAGATCTTGTTTTAACTGATAATCCTTCAATACATCTCCATGATATGTGTTTTCTATTCTTTCGTGATCTTGCTTTACAATGAACCCGTATTTCTGATTCATCTCATTGTATTTCAAAATAAGAGGATCAGTTTCTTCTTTTATGATCTTACCTTTGTCTGTCATAGAAAATCTAAATTCTATATCAGGATTACTCATCATCAACCGATAATCAATTGCATCAAGACCAAGCTTTCTGCAATTTATCCTCGGACTAGGAACGACATTT